CGATATTACTAGAGACGTAGGCGTTTCCAGTTATATATAAATTCGAACTCGGGTGGTCTGTTCCCGTGACGCCTATCCCTAGACTCGTAGAGGTCGTGTCGAACATGATATTCGATGTCGTACCGACGAACGTCGCTCTATTCGTCCCCTGAAACTTAAGATGACCGTTCGCGGACATATCTATTATTTAGGGAGGTTTTTTTAAACGAAAAAGTCCGGAGGACTTTGTTTGATACGAGTGGCTCTACCACTCGGGATGTCTTTCTTGCAAAGTGGGTTGCACTTTGGAGGAAAAGGTCAACTGCTTAGGCAGTTGGAATAGACGGCCACACAACACCCGTGAGGTTTCCGTCCGCGTCTAAAGTTGGTCGGGCCGTACGAGGCAAGTCCCTTAGAGCTTGGCGGTAATCCTTCCAGTTCTGGATATCCAGTTCGAGCCAGTGTGGATAATCTGGGGTCATGTATTTATCACTCTGGTCGAGGAGAGTGTTCCGTTCCTCTCGGAACTTTTTGATCGCATCAGCGTTCGTTAGTTTGTAGAGTGTATATTCATACGCAATATCGAGAGGTCTTGGAAAGTTCTCGTCATCGAAAACAACACTCTCCCACGTGGTTCCATCGGAGGTATAGGGTTCACCCGGGGCTATACTTTCTAATATTTGGGCGAGCATATACTTTACCGCTACATTTTTATGACACGAATTCTATGTAAACGAAACCATGTTGACCTGTGTGTGTTCCAAATGAGGGGCTGCTCCCATTATTCCTCGACGAACCACCGAGCCCACCAGCGCCCCCATAAGCGTTAGTACCACCACCGGCGTACCCACCACCACCACCACCACCCGTCGAAGAGCCGCCACCACCACCGAACCCCCCGGGCCCATTACTGGAGGAGCTGGGGCCTCCCTGGGCTCGTTGGGAGTCCCCGGTGGTGCCTATATGATAACCGTTTCTCCCACTCCCGTCTCGGCCGGACTCGTAGACAAAACCAGAACCCCCACCCTGTCCCTGTAAGCCGGCTAATGTGCCGTTGATGGTGGTATTACCCTGTGATGTTCCACCATTCGAAATTGCATATTGCGCGTTCCCCGCCCACCGCGTGGCGTTCTTTCCACCACCACCACCACCGACAGCATACAAATATGTTCGATCTTCACTTAGAACCCATGATGCTCCACCACCACCACCACCGCGGTATGAGCCATTCGAACTGCCATACACAGTCGTATCCGCATCCCCACCGGCTTGTCCTACAACTATGGCAAATTTTGTTCCCCTTGTGATCGAAAAGTTTCCTTGGCTATATGCCCCAAGCCCAGCGCCGACGAACGTACCCGCTGAGATGTTGTAGGAATGCCCCCCTCTCGCTCCAGCTGCTTTAATTGTATACGTCCCAGATTTGGGGGCTGTCCATATTTGAAAACCCCTATCGGTGTTGCTGGTGCTGGCGGCGTTGAAATAAGCAGTGTTATCCGTCCATGCGGGGGAATACGCAGAAAGAAGGCTGCTGAGCATCGGTCCCTGCTGTCCCGTTTGCCCCGCATTCGTGAATGTAAATGAAGTAAAGGCGTAAAGTTCGGCACTCCCCACGATATTGATTGCTCTATCTGTGAACAACCCGCTGTTATTATCAGTCAATCGGAATGTTACACTCGTCGTACCCACCGCCGCAATTTGACCTGTTATAGCACCTGTACTCTCGGTAAGAGCAAGACCCCCAGGTAAGGCGTTACTCCCGGGTGCTACATAGAACGTCATATTCGTACCACCACCACCATCTGTACCTACGAGTGTTTGAGTTTGGGACGTACCAGTATCGAACCCCAGGTTCGCACCAGCCGCGGTAGTCCATTCGGCTGGAAACCCTATCGTGGCAGTACTGGCCCCGCTCAAACCCGATGTACTATTAATCCTAACTTTATAGGGTTGTTGGGCGAGAACCCATGATCCCGATCCACCAAAAAATTGTACATTGTTGAGTCCAATATCATAGTCCGTCGAACCCGTGTTCTTTGACTTTATTACCACTCTGAAATAAGAGAATGCTTCAGTTGACCCCGCGGATAGTGTTGTGACATTTGTGGACAGAGTCGTCCCCGTCCCAGCATGAAGTACCGTCCAATTTGTACCGTCGTTGCTCCCTAATATAACAAATTGTCCGTGTTGGAAGTTTGATTGAGCGCTACCTATTACAGCGCGAGATAGTATAACTGGGTTGGGTATTTGTAATTGTATCCAATGCCCACGATGCGTTGTTCCACTTATATCTTGAGTTGCTGCGGAGTCAAGTCCCGCTAAATAGGGTGCATTAGAATCATAGCCCACAGTGGCGTTACCATTTGCACTGTGCCAGTAACTACCCGTAGTCACAACATCATCAAAGGCCTTGTACGCGTTAGTCGAGTTCATTGAGGCACTCGCTGTGTACCCCGTGATCGAATCATTATTTGTCAACGCATTAGGTGGAAACTCAACCGCCTCACCCCCCATCTTGAAAGTTACCTGGGTCCCGGCAGCGTTCGGTGCGCTCGCATCGACAACACTATACAAACTTCCATCGACACCTTCCAATTGTACCGTCGATCCACTGACAATACCTGTACCCGTCACCGTGAATACCTGGGTTGATGTGTCAAAGACAAAGCCGGTGGTAGCGGTGTCGGTAATTTCGTAGATATAGGCAGAACCGGTGTTGGAAATACCACCCGGGTCTTCGTTCGGCGCCCCCGCGATAACCTTCGCCCCATCCCCACTCATGGCGACACTATAGCCGAAGTTGTCACTAGACGCACTGTCCGATGCTCCAATCTTTGCATGTTGGACCCAATTCGAACCATCGTAGGTGAAGATATAGGCAGAACCGGCGTTGGTGTCACCACCAAAGTCCTCACCGTTCGCCCCCGCGATAATCCTCGTCCCATCCGAGTTCATGGCGACCCTGTTGCCTAAGTAGTCACTAGACTCTGGATCCGATGCCACAATCTTCGCTTCTTGAGCCCACGACGAACCATCGTAGGCGTAGATATAGACAGAACCGGCGTTGGTAATACCACCCGGGTCTTCGTTCGGCGCCCCCACAATAACCCTCGTCCCGTCCGAGTTCATGGCGACAGCGCCCCCGAAGTGGTCACTATTCTCTGGATCCGATGCTACAATCTTTGTACCCGTATCCCAAGACGAAGACGAACTATCGTAGGTATATATATAGGCTGCACCGGCGTTGGTAGGGCGCGAACCAAAGTCTTCATACCGCGCACCCACAATAACCCTCGTCCCGGCCGAGTTCATGGCGACACTCCACCCGAACTCGTCAAGCGTTTCCCTGTCTGGTGCCACAATCTTTGTACCCGTATCCCAAGACGAAGACGAACTATCGTAGGTATATATGTAAGCAGAACCGGCGTCTACAAGATCACCCGCCTGCCCGACCTCATCAGCCGCATCCTCAGCGTACGCCCCCACGATAATCCTCGTCCCGTCCGAGTTCATGGCGACACTCCACCCGAAATAGTCCGACGTCTCCTTATCCGATGCCTGAATCTTCACACCCGTACCCCAAGACGAAGACGAACTATCGTAGGTATATATATAGGCTGCACCGGCGCGATTAAGACCACCAGAGTCTTCACGGTACGCTCCCACGATAACCTTCGTTCCATCACCACTCATGGCGACGCTAATCCCGAAATTGTCATACGAGTTCTGATCTGCCGCTGGCGCTACAATCTTTGTACCTGTATCCCAATTCGAACCATCGTAGTTATAGATATAGGCACACTCTCCGGCTGCCACCGACGAAGCATAACCGACCCCTACGATAACCCTCGTCCCGGCCGAGTTCATGGCGACACTGTACCCGAAATAGCGTTCGGCCGTCGCATCTGATGTGGGGGGGACAATCTTTGTCTCAGTGCCCGCCCCCACCGTTGACCCTCCACTAACAAGTGTGGTTAACGGCGAAATACCAGTAACCGTGGGTGGTTGGGCGATAGACCCCCACCCCGATGCCGTGTACGATTCCATGAACCCAGTTGTGGAGTTATAGCGGATCATTCCGTTTGCGACTGTCGCCGGTCTCTGACCCGTCGTACCACTCGGAACGGTCAGAGCACCTGTTCCAGAAGTTCCGACGACGCCGGCCACCTCAACATTCCCACTGGCCACTAAAGAAGTCGTAGGATTCGTAAACTCTACGGTTAAAGGTGTCGTATTCCCCGTGGCCGTCACAGCCTCGAGAGAGTGCTGCGCTTCCACGTTGACCGTTCCCATGATGAGCGTTCCACCGAGTTCCAGGTTTGTGCTGACGTATGAATTACCTAATACATGAAGATTCGCTTCTGGGGAATCTACCCCCACACCGATCTTTCCTGTTAGTGTATCGATCACGGCGTTCGAG